TGACTTTAAGTCCTGTAGCGCGTCCGATAGGCTTGTTATAATCGTGATTGAAAAGAATGATAGGATTCTTTTCGAAGTTACCAAGGCCACCCTTAGTCCATGCTTCTGCTGAGATTGTATCCCCAGCGCGATCGAAGTCAGCAGTGCTGGCCATCCCACAAATGTGGACGCCGCCATCGTCGTCTTCGTCAAAAGCCTTAAAGGTAGAAGTAAGGTTAAAGATTTTTTCCATTATTCTTCACTCTTCTTTTCTGCTTTAGCAGGCTTGCTCGGAGCAACTTTAGGCTTCGGAGCAGGTTTTGGTGTGGGTTTTGGAGCAGGTTTTGGCTCCGGCTTTTTAACTAAATCAGGGTGATGCTTCACTAGTGCATGTAGTAAGTATTTCCATGCCTTAAAACTTCTCTTTACTGAGGGAACTGATAAAGCTTCTTTTGGGCCTACAATACCTGTGTACGCTTTGTACTCAATATCAAGAGGTAATCCAAACTCACTGAAATGCTTATATGCAATATCTAATACAGTTTTCTTTACTCGAACTGCCATTTATTCTTCTCCTTCTTCAGGCTCGGGAGGTCGTCCCCCCTCGTCTGGGTTTGTTGCACTACCTGCAATATTCGCAGGTACTCTTATATCTTCCGTACCTTCTATAGCTTCGAACCCTAAACGCTCTCGGGCTTCGGCGGGAGTAATAATACCGCCATTTACTAAGGAAGTGTAGTAAGCAGAAGCATCTCGTAGTTCTGGCTGTAGAGCCGGAATATTTGTAATGTCTTCTGATAATGCAAATCCAAAATATCTTTCTAGGCCAAAGTTCATCTTACGAACAATTGGAAGGATAGTTTCAAGATAATACATACGCATATTAGGACGAATGTTTGCATTATTTCCCGAGTCCAACATAATTGGAGGCACACCCAGTGCTTTTAAAATAATCTTTTCATTTTCCGCAATAGCTGCTTGAAAATCTAACTCTTTAAAATTTACATTTGCTACAGTATCAATTTCTATACCCCCATCCAATATTAGAGGGCGTCTTCCGCCTGCGTCAGGTCTATATCTAGCAGTCCATGATTGTATCATTCTTTCTTTAATTTTCTCAGATAACGTGTTGGGGGATTTTAGTACCAGCCCTGGAACAGCGCCGTTTTTAAAGAAATTATCTTGAAAGTCTCTCATGCTCCTCATAAGTACCATTGTACGCAATGCAGGCTTAAGACGTGAAACTCCTCGATAAATAGAATAGAATGAGTTGTCCTTTATGTGAATAATTTCACTAGGCTTATAGTTTATTACTTCATTGAATGTAAACTTTTCAATATAAGTGCTATCACTTGTGTGTATATTTACCTTATTTGCAGGTAAATGATAAAGGTGCACCCCATCAAAATAAATAAATATGTTTCCATCAATTAAAAAATCAGTGATTAAGTTACGGCGAAAAGTGCTAATATCTTGAAAAGGGTTAGGTTCTTTATTGAGGAGTAGCTCGACTCTAGAACGTTTAATTCCTTTTATTACACTTTGCATTCCTTGAACTTGACCTCCTACAGTAGTAGGTATTTCTGCGGCATCGTCTACAATAAGATTGACTCCGCGATTTACAATTTCTAGGTCTTCGTATGCTCTCTCGTAGTTTATTGTTCTTTCTCGAGAGGGGTCTATTTTGTGGTCATAGTATGGCTGCGCAGGGTTTAACTTTTCCTCCGCTTCGGGCTTTTTGCCAATTATTCTATCATACCATGCCATGTTTTTCTCTTTGAATCTCTACCCAGCGCATCTGCTTTGTGGCGGTCGCTAGGGCTGGATTTCTGCCATATAATCTGTGCAGTTCCAAATGATGCTTATGGCAAAGTGTCACTGTGTCGTTGTACAGCTCCGCCCACTTATCTTCTATAAACTCATCTCGCCAGATAGTGATATATTCATCTACGTAGTGATCTGGGCGCTCTTTTTGTTTTTTCTTCAACCACTCCCTTAGTAGTGGTGCTAAAGTGTAAAAGTGGTGAAAATCTAATTGAGCGTCTGATCCACAAATCTCACACTCTGTACCCTTTTCATACTTTGATTTCGCGCGATCCCTTATATATTTTACTGGATCTCTTTTGAGCTTTTTCATTTTGAATTATAGCCTCTGTAGGATAAATTGTCAAATACTATTTTTTACAGGTATCTTTAGAACCCAGTAGTACTAGTTTCAAACGAATATAGTGCGTATCTTAAAGCATCCGCCATGTGGGATGCTCGATTATGTTTTGGCTTTTCTTTTGCCAAATTAGGGTTTGGGTCCCATTGGTATTGATCTAAGCAGGATAAGACTTCATCACATCTTTGGTCAATAAGTAATTTATCATTATCTACAATTCCTGCTACCTGTGCAATTCCATCAAGTACGGATTTTTTAGCGTTGATGGTACTAATATCATAATTTTGTGCAAAGTCAAATCGAGTTTGCTGTGCAGCAGAGTCAATGTAAATATAATCAATATCAAACTTATCAATATACTCTTGTATTTTAAGAGCATGCTGCTCAGTAGTTTTCTCCGCATCTAAGTACTCCGCTAATACGTGATAAGTTTGTTCGTCCCAGTCATACGCTATGACGCAGAATGCAGTTGGATCACGATAACCCACATCGAGACCAGCAAATACATCCATATTAGATATATCGAGAGCTTCATTATTGGTGACACAGTTCTCGTGATCGAAGTTCCATATCTGTCCTTCATAAGTATTAAAGTCAGCTTCATACTCTTGGCGAAACTCAGCGTCGGACATAGATTTTTTAGCTTCTGATATATCCAGTTCAGACATGCGCGGATTGTCTTTATAAGTAGCTCGTATAGAGCACCATTCAGGAAACTCATCATTATAACCTCTATCGAAGAATTCGGCAAACCAGTTGTTCCTGCCTCTAGGAGTAGAGATAAAAATAGCTTTTGAATTATCTTTATCTAAAGTAGGTCGAAGAGCTACGTTGAACGCATCACGTCCGTCTGCCAACGCCGCCTCGTCAAATATAATTAAATCGTAACTTCTTCCTACACAGGAATCAACCTGGTTTACAGAACCCATTCGGACTGTAGAGCCATTGCTCAATTCTATAACTTTATCTTTTGCGTTATCCTTTGTTACCTCTAAATCAAAATGTTTAATTAAGTTTCTTTGTAAGTCAAAAGAAATTTGAGATAGTGAGTAATTCGGAGACATAATTAGAATATTGGAACCGGGGACTAGAGAAACTAGCTGCCCGATTATGTTTGCGATATATGTTTTGCCCTGTCTTCGTGACACTGCGGCGCATACAAAACGATATTTAGGGTTATTAATCGCGTTAATAATTGCTACCTGGGAGGGTAGAGGTGTAACACCTAACAACTCCAAGTAAGGAGATACAGCTAGCTTGAGAAAGCGTGTCTCAGATTGTAAAAGGTGAAGCTCGTCTGCTACTATGTCTAGACGACTAATTTCTATTGCCATTTTGCTTTACTCTGATTTTTGATCTTCTATTGTTTTGTCGTTCTGATCTAGCCAGTCTTCAGCGTCAGTACCAACATCATTTTGAGTTGCTTCGCGATAATAAATAATTATTTCTTTTTGCTGTCGAATATATCTACGAAGCTCTTGTAAATTGTAGGACATGTTTTCGTAGTCTAAAGGAGTAATTCCGAAAAGTACATAAGATCCATCCTGTAATTTTTTAAGCTGGGCTATCTGCTCATCAAAATTTTTCTCTGTAACGACGAAAAATTCTACATCTTGCAAATCAATTGCTTTAGGCAAAGGAGGCTGATAGATCTCCAGTGTCTTATACTCAGTAACTGTTTTAATTATTGGTTCTGGAGCAGGCAGAGTTTGAGGCTGTAGCCATGAACATCCACCAAGTAACATAACTAAAAATATACTAGTTAGAGTCCGCATTTTGTACCTCTTTACTTGCTTCTTCTATTGCTCGAAATACTTCCTTAGTGCCTTTATTAATACGAGGCTGTATAAGCCCAGGCTTTGCTTTTGCAAGTCTAGTAAGGTCGTGTCTCTTAAAAATAGATAAGTAATTGTCCATTTCTTGTTGCATAGCGTTATTCTTTTCGCCCAACTCTCCAATCACTTTTAATTGTTTTTGTAAGTTTTGCTCAGATTGCACTCTTGCTTTTTCTGCTGTTTCAAATGCAGTTTCAAGTTTAATAGTGTTTTCTTTTAAAATTACATTGTTCTTTTCAAGCTGCGCTATTGCAAGATCTTTTTGTCCTACAACAGTTGTATGATAAGCATACCCCGCTCCTGCAAGTATAAGTGCAATAGGCAGCATTTTTAGAGTTCCTAGCATTACTTCTCCGACTTTAGTAGTGTCCAAATGCCGTAGCCTAGCCCTAGCCACGCTAGCATTTTTGCCAGCCCGCCGAATAATATTACTGATCCGCAGACTCCAATAAGCATTACGCCATCCCAGGATGTGCGCTCTTTTAATAAACCTTTAATGAATTTCACAATGAGTACCTCTCTTTTTATGGCCGTTCCAAGCTACAAAACCTGCTAAACGCAGTGTCCAATATGCTAGGTAATTTAAAACACGGAAACCATTTACTTCTATACAAATGTCTCTAAAGATTCCGTCCATGTGCTTTTGATCGTGGTACCCAATAGTAGTTCCATCAGCTCTCATAAGAGTAGCATACTTATAGCCATAGTCATGAACTAAACCACCCATAAGCAATACGCCAACAGGAGAAAGAAAAGTTGCTAAAAACTTGGGTACAGAGGCTCCATCAAACTCAAAACCTTTAGGAATCTTGTATTGCTCTTCTCCGATAGTGTAGTAAAAATCTTCACAGATTACCCATTTACGACTACCCATCAACCACATTAGAATGCCTTTCCAGAAACCTTTATCTTTTGTTGCAATTGGTACAGGTTGCATTTTTGGCATTTCCGGGTACTTAAAATCAATTAGTACTTCTTCTTCTTTATCAAATTTATTTACTAACCAGCCCGCGATTACCAGAACCCCGAGTACTGTCCATTGCCAAAAAGTCATTGCTAAATCAAGTAACATTTCCATTATTTCTTACTCCCTACTGCATCTGCGGCGAAAAAGGCCGACACTAATACTGCGATTGAGGCAAAGTAAGTGGGTGCAATATCTGCAATTAAATTTGCCGCTTGGTCTAACCCAAATAAAGAAGTTAGAAAAATACCAAAAGGGTATAGTAATAAGCCTACTAAAGAAAACCATGCCATCTTACGAATAGCATCTCGTTGAGCATCCTTGTCTTCAAGTTCTTTTCTCTTGAATTCAAGATACATTGCCTGCTCTTCTGGAGTAACTTCTCCGTCACCATTTGTGTCTGCGGGGTGAAACTTTTCCTCCATCTTAGCCTCTCAATTTTGCTATAAGCATCTTGATTGCTACCGTAGTGGGTAGGAATCTCCAGGGATGAAATCTGTGTCCGAGCTTTTCCATTTCTTGTTTGGAGACAAACTTTTTGCTCCAGTTATCAATATACAATTTACCAAACTTAAGTACCGCGTGGCCACCTCCAGTGCGTGTAGTCACAAAACAGATTTTTGCTTTAAAAGTAAACAAATGAAGCCAAAACTTAAGCCAGGATTTTTCGCTAATTAAGTATAATACTGTAAGAGAGTAGTCTTCGCAATCTCCAACATAAGGAGCTTCTTTCATTATTCTCCAATGATCCGATACTTTATACTGCTCTTTATCGTATTTATACTTCCAAGTTTTATTAATATGAGATACTTCTAAATCAAACACTACCATTTCACCTTATCGGCCCAATAAGCTG